GAGGTCCAGTTCAACGACGGCGGCGCGTTCGGCGGCATCGATGACCTCACTTGGGATGGTGTGAATCTGACCATGCTGGCCTCTGTGGGGCAGGTATTCACCGCGGGTTCCTCGGCCATCACTGTCCCGTGCCTGGCTCTAACGGGGGACACCGACTCCGGCTTGATGCTCTCGACTGCCGGCGGGCTGAATGTCGGGTTCGTGATTAACGGTGTCACGGCGTATCAGATCAACGACCCTGGCTCGCTCATCAGGCATTTCTTGAGCGGGTTCACGCTCGACGGATCGAACATCACGGACAACTACCTGTTCCGTCTCGCTTCCGGCGTGGGCGCTGGCTTCGAGGTTGTGGCTGGTGTTCGCCTCGATATATTCCACGAGGAAGACATTCCCGTGCGGGTTATCGCCATCGCCGGCGATCCGCAGGTGCTGTTCGATGCTGATTCCCTGGGCGGTTCGGTGACTGTGGAGGGGCCTGACATCGCTGCTGATCTGGTCTTCACGCTCCCCTCGGCGGATGGCTCCACGGGCGAGTTCCTGTCCACTAACGGCTCTGGCGTGCTCTCATTCGGCGAGGCGAGCTTCCTGGGGCTGTCGGATACCCCCGGCTCCATCGGCACCGCTCTTGACATCGTCCGGGTAAATAGCGGTGCTACGGCCTTGGAATTCACCGCCCTGGGTCCGGCCCTCCCCCATCGCGGGCTCACCTTCGCCATCGATTACGGGGACGACGTTGTGGCCCTGGGCGCTGTGGTCGAGTCTCAGGTTCACTACGCCGGCACGCTTCGCTCATTTCGCCTGGTTGCCGATGCGACCGATACCTCGCTCACGGTGGTCTTGGAAACGAACACCTATTCCGGCTACCCGTCTGGCTGGACGACCATTGCGACGCTCGCTCTGTCCTCCGTCGATAAGAACGAATCCACGGGTCTGTCGGTGGCGATCGCCAGCGGCGCGATGATCCGGGCTCGGGTGTCTGGTGTCGCCTCCGCGGCTACCCGGTGCTCCGCCATCGCGGAGATCGAACCCTCATGACCGTGGCGCTGTCATTCATGATGATCGAGCAGGATGACCGGGCCTTCGGCATGCCGTACCGCCCCTACGCGGGTCCTGTAATGACCCTGGTGGGCTACAGCTTGCTGGAGGGGCTTCCCTGGGTGACGGCTGGTGGGTACCGGGCTGAGGTCACCCAGGCGGATGCCATTTCCATCGAGTTCACCTGGCTCCGCCATGACTCCGCGCGGCAGGCTGGGGTGGTGCAGATCGGCACGAAGCTATTCCTCGATCGCGCTGTACGCCTTGAGGCGAGTGCTCTCGCTGCGGCGATCCAGCCGGCGGCTGAGGAGATTGGGTGGGCTCAGGAGGATGGTCGCTGGTGGATCGATCGTGATTCTCTCAACGCTGATTGGGTGCCTCCCGCGCCGTATGGCTCGCAGGTCCGCGTGATCCCGTGGCAGTAACCGCTTTCCGATTCCCGACGAACCAGTCTGCGGTCAACTCGCCGACGGGTATTCGCAACTGGCAGAACCGCAGCAACGTGCAGGCCGATGATGGCTCTGTTGCCAAGCATGAAATCTTCACCACTGACTTTATTTCGGTCCCCTCTCACTACCTGTTCGCCCACAACTTTGGGTTCACCACGCTGGGCTTACCGGCCACCGATGTAGTCCGATCCTTTGAGCTTCGGATCGAGGCTCGATTGGTCACTACGCAGGGCGTCGTCACCGCTGGCGCTCTGAATATCCGTCCGTTCCTCGCGGGCGCTGCGGTTGGACCAGACTACAAAAGCCAGTTTTTTACGGTCTGGAACAGCAGTTTCAAGATCGTCACTTATGGTGCTATAAACACCGATGTGGCTTGGGGAACGGCGAAGCCTCGTATCTCCGACCTCACTGAGGCTGGCTTTGGGTTCGGGGTGGCGTTCTCCCTGGCGAGTAGCCTGAAGGCCGTAGCTCTCCCCGACGCTGACTTCGAGCTTGACTACATGTCGATGCGGATTCGTCACGAGCCCCCGCGCGAGCCGCTGCGCACGGGTATCATCCACACCTGATCGGAGACATCGCTATGGCTTCCAGCATTTTCATCTTCCGCGATCCTGGCACCGGCGTGATCCGCATTTCTGCGAACGATCCGTCCGCCGTGCTACAGGCTTTTGGTATTTCCAAGAGCACGATCGACATTCCTGGCGGCGTTCACCTCGACACCCTGGTTCGTCAAGCTGAGCCCCTTGTGGGCACGCTTAAGGGTTCTCAGGGCACCGAGGTATTCTTCGAGATCGAGATCGGCGACGTCGACTTCGCGGCCCTTGTGCAGGGCGGGGGATGATTCATGGCTGCGGTATTCACTGTTGAGGATGGCTCGGGTGTCACGGCTGCCAACGCATACATTGCGGTGCAGTTTTTTCGTGACCACCATGATTCCCGCGGGCGCGATACCGTCTCCATCCTCGATGCGGATGTGCAAACTGCGATCGTTCGCGCGAGCGATTACGTCGATCAGCGGTTCGCTCGCAAGTACCGTGGTGATCGCCAGAGCCGCACGCAGGGCCTGGAATGGCCTCGGCTCTCGGCGTTCGATGATGACGGGTATCTGTTGAATGATCTGCCGGATCAGTTGCAGAAGGCGGTTTCTGAGTACGGCCTCCGCGCTCACATCCTGAAAGAGCTTGCCCCCGACGCCCCCCGCGCCGCTGCCTCTCAAGATTTCAGCGATCTCGCGGAGGTTGTCACGGGTGCGGCTCAACCATCCGGTGTCATCACGCAGACGAAGCGGAAGGTCGGTCCCATCGAATCGGTGAACGCCTACGCAAGCCAGGCGGAGGTTCAGGCGCTGCTCCGCGATCGGCGTTCGTTCGCCGGCGGTCTGGTGTCCGCCACCTACATCCCCGAGTACCCCACGGCTGATCTCTGGCTCGCGGAGCTAATCACCACCGGCAGTCGTGATATCGGAAGGGCGTAGGTGTGAGCCGCTTCGACTACGCAGGGCTCCTGGTTGACGTCACAGAGACGATCACCGAGTTCGCGGCTCCCGCCGTCGCTCAGATCCCTGGCGTCAGCCAGTCGGCTACCAACAAGTCCTGGCGGGGCGAGGATTGCGGCGGTGCCACCGACGTCGATATCGAGCTTGTGGTCACGGAGTTTGATGCTGACGAGGTTGATGGGGATCGAATCCGTCGCACCGACAAGCAGGGGTGGTGCTTCCCTCCCGCCTCCGGCGAGGACCTCTCGCAGGTTCAGAAGGTGACCCAGGGGGATGACGTTTATGGGATTGGCGATATCCTGGTGGTGAAGCCTGCCGGCGTGGTGCTGGCATATCGCTTTGCTCTGAGGGCCTAGTCATGCCAGCGACCCGCGCAGAAGCCTACGACCAGATCATGGCCCTGGTGGAGCTTACTGCCGTCGCTGCCGGCGTCGATCCGTTCCGGGTGTACTACGACGACAAGGCCGGCAAGCCCCTCGGCGAAGATGAATGGGTGCGGGTGCTGTTCCGGCACACGGCCAGCGACAAGACGAGCCTCACGGGAACCGCTGAGGCGTCGCGGTTTACCCGCGTGGGCTTGCTGACGATTCAGGTTTTCACCAAGTCTGGCACCGGCCTGGAGCGCGATCACGTTCTGGTTCCCTTGCTGCAGGCAGCCCTTGAGGGCAAGACCACGAGCGGCGGGGTGCAGTTCAAGCAGGTCACCGCGAACGAGGTTGGCGAGGATGGTCCCTGGTTCAATACCAACATCACCGCCAATGTGGAGTACGATGAGTTTGTGGATAGGTAACCACGAGGAGGTCCGTCATGGCGCTTAAGGGAAAAATCGACAGCAACGTAACGGGGCTTCGGTTCCTCCAGGAGGCTGGGCTCAAGGTTCCGCCTACCACGCTCGCTCATCAGGTTTGGTTCCCGATGGAGCCGAACAGCTACGGCGACTTCGGCGGCCAGGTGACCACGGTTGCTCGCTCTCCGATCAACGCGAGTCGCCAGCAGAAGAAGGGCGTCGTCACTGACCTCGACGCTTCCGGCGGCATCGTCTCTGATATCACGCAGGAGAATCTGACCCGTCTGTTGCAGGGCTTCCTCTTTGCGAATGCTCGGGAGAAGGCCGACACCCAAGGCTTCACGCGCGAGCGCACGTTCACCGCTGCCGGCGCTGAGGACGATGCTCCGACCTCCATCGCTCTCACATCCACCACCACGGGCACCTATGTCGCTGCCTCTGGCATGGCTATCTTCGATGAGGGCACGCTCATCTTCGCTTCCGGCTTCGATGATGCGGCCAACAACGGGCTCAAGGTCGGCGACTCGGGCGGCAGCGGTACGGCTGCTGCTGTGGTTGAGACGCTGGTTGTGGATGCCTCCCCCGCGGCTACGGCTCGCTTGCAGACGGTGGGCTTCCAGTTCGCCACGGGTGACCTGACCGTTGACGTTGATGCTGCGGCTTTCCCTGTTATCAACTCCACGGCAAACGCTTTCCTGAACCTGGGGTTGATCCCTGGCGAGTTCATCTACGTTGGCGGCGACACGGCTGTGACGCAGTTCGCCACCTCCGGCATGGCGGGCTATGCCCGTATCCGCGCGGTTGCCTCTAACGGCTCCAGCATCACGCTCGACAAGACGCAGGCGTCCTGGGGAACCGTTGACGACAACGGCTCCGGCAAGACGATTCAGCTTTTCTTCGGCACTGTGATCAAGAACGAATCCGACCCTGACCTGATCATCCGGCGTTCCTACCAGCTTGAGCGCACGCTCGGCAAGCCTGACGACACCGCGACGGGTGATCAGGCTGAGTACCTCGCGGGCTCTATCGCCAACGAGCTTACGATCAACATCCCCACGGCTGACAAGGCCACGGTCGATCTCAGCTTCATCGCCCTGGATAACGAAACCCACAACGAGAACGACGACGGCGGGACCACGCCGATCAAGTCTCAGCGCTCTGGCGTCTCCGCTCCGGCCATCGTCGAGGCGGATGCGTTCAACACATCCAGCGACGTCTCGCGTATCCGCATCGGCACGGTTTCTGCCTCGGATAGTTTCCCGGATGCGTTCTTCGGCTTCGCTGAGGAACTGACGCTCACGATCAACAACAACGCTTCGCCGAATAAGGCCATCGGCACGCTCGGCGCGTTCGATGTGACCGTTGGCAACTTTGTGGTCGGCGGCAGCATCACGGCTTACTTCCAGTCGGTGGCTGCGATCCAGTCGGTGCGCGACAACGCTGACGTCACGCTCGACTTCCACCTGTCTAAGTCCAATGCCGGGATCAGCTTCGACCTCCCGTTGCTCTCCCTGGGTGATGCGCGGCCTAACGTCGAGGCGGATGCGGCTATCAAGCTCCCGCTTACGACCGAGGCGGCTACGGGTGCCAAGGTCAACTCGGCCTTGGATTACACGCTCTCGATCGTGGTGTTCCCGTATCTACCAACGGTTGCGGCCTGATCGGTTGATGGGTAGGCTGCTCTCGTATCCAACACCCATAGGAGTTCATCATGGCTACGTTTGACCGCTACAAGTCGTCTGAGATTTTGGAAACCAAGGGGACCGATCTCGATCTCGGCGAGTGTGGTGTTTTCAAGATTGCCAGGGCTGGTGGTGCGAACCGCGCCTACGACGAATGCATTCGAAACCTCACTCGGCAGCATCAGTCTTCGATCAACTCCGGCACGATTGACCCCAAGGTCGTGGAGAGGATTCTTATCGAGGCGTTCTCAAAGACCATCGTGCTGGGGTGGTACAAGAAGGGCGAGACGACTCGCTCGGGTTACGAGTGCGAATTCGATGTCACTGGTCCCGATGGAGAACCGCTTCCGTTCTCGATCCTGAATGCGAAGTTCATTCTCGATGAGCTTCCTGACCTGTTCCGCGACATCAAGGTTGCTGCGGAAAGCACCGCGGCTTACAACGCGAGCCTGGTGGCCGATGAGGGAAAGTCCTCTGCGACTATCTCGTCTACCGATTAGAGCATCCCGATGACGTAGCGAAGGCTGAGAAGTTTGTGCGCAACGGCATGAAGCTTCCGAAGTGGTTCGTCGATCGTCCGTCTCTGCCGATGGGCTCCGAGCTAATCATGCGGGGCTATTGGGACCTCGACTCATGCAGGCAGGTCGGCTGGGGCGCTGGTCCGATCCCGTGGACGGCGATTCTCGACTACTGCACGGCGTTCGGGATCGTCGGGGATGACCGGGATGATTTCTTCATCCTGGTTCGGATGCTCGACCAAGCACACCTCAAGTACAATGCCAGCAAGCTCGCTTCGAAAGAGGGCTAGATCGGCTGGTTCGTTGTGGCTACATCAAACGGGTTTGCGGCCTTTGACCGTCGCATGGAGTTCCGCGCCAAGGAGCTTGGCGAGAACGTAAATCGCCTGGTTCGAAAGGTTGCCCTGGTCATCGATCAGGCTGTCGTGATCGCCACGCCCGTTGATACGGGGCGGGCTCGCTCCAATTGGCGGGTGGCTCTCGGGATCGCTCCGTCTGGCGTAGTCGGTCCATACGCCCCCGGTGTAGGGCTGGGCGTCGGCGAGGCGGCGAACGCCCAGGGCGCTATCTCTCAGGCTCTCTCTGTGATCGCTCAGCGGCGCGAGGGGCAGGACGTCTTCATTGCGAATAACCTTGCTTACATCCAGCCTCTGAACGACGGTTCTAGCGCTCAGGCTCCGGCTGGGTTCGTGCAGATGGCGGTGCAGTTGGCTGCCTTCGAGGTCGCCAAGGTCAAGATTCTTAGGGTAGCGTGAGGTCCTATGGCCACGGAACGCATTGTCATTGTGGTCGAGGAGCGTGGAACCAATCGCGTCAAGATGGGGTTGCGCGATATCGGCAATGAGGCCCGCGCCTCAAATGACAGTCTCAAACTTCTTAAGCGTGGTTTGCTTGGCATTGGTGCCATTGCTGCGATCACTCGGGTGGTTGGGGCGCTCTCGAATTTCGAGCAGCAAATGGCGACCGTCCGCGGCATCACCAGCGCGACGGAGGCGGAGTTTGCTCGGCTCCGCGACACGGCTCAGGAGCTTGGAGCTACGACTAGGTTCTCCGCCACTGAGGCTGCGGATGGTCTGGTCTTCCTCGCACGTGCTGGCTTTACGGTAAATGAACAGCTTGCCTCCATCGGCGACACGCTGTTGCTCGCTCAGGCGGGCAATCTCGACCTGGCCTCGGCTGCTGATATCGCATCGAACGTCCTGCGCGGGTTCCGTCTCGAGGCCGAAGAGGCCGGGCGTGCGGTGGACGTTCTCGCCCTCGCGGCCAATTCCAGCAATACAAATGTCTTCCAGCTTGGCGATGCTCTTAAGTTCGTGGCTCCGATTGCTGCCGGCCTGGGCGTATCCCTCGAGGAAACGACTGCGGCCATCGGTGCTCTCTCTGACGCCGGCCTGCAGTCCTCCCTGGCGGGCACGGGGCTTCGGCGGGTGCTCTCTGAGCTTGAGTCCCCCGCGAGCAAGACGAAGCAGATCCTGGCTTCCCTGGGGCTCACCGCGGCTGACGTCCGAATTTCCACGGAAGGTCTGACCACGGTTATCAAGCGCCTCGCCGATGCTGGGCTCGACACCGGGCAGGCTCTGGAATTGTTCGGCGATCGCGGTGGTCCGGCCTTCGAGGTCCTCTCAAGCTCGATTCCTCGCGTGGTCGAAATGACGGCCGCGCTTGAGAATTCGGAGGGGACCGCTCGGCGTATCGCTGACACGATGGACGATAACCTCAAGGGCTCCCTGCTCCGCGTGCGGTCGGCGCTTGAGTCCGTCCTGCTGGCCCTGGGCGACGCCGGGGTGACAGATACGCTCACGGCCTCCCTCGATGGCCTGGCGTCCGTCCTGCGGGCTACCTCCGGCTCAATGGACACGCTGGTGTCTGTTGCTGTTGCCTTCGGCGGTGCGTTCGTGGCGATCAAGCTCACGGGGTTTATCTCAAGCCTGACGACGGCGGGGGTGGCGTCCCTCGCTCTGACTAGGCAGGTGTCTGCGGGTACGGTTGTGTTGCTCGGGTCCGCTGAGGCTGATCGTCAGCGTGCTGTGGCTTCCGCGGCTGCGGCGAGCGCCGATGTATTTAAGACGCAGACGGCGATTGCAAACACGCGGGCCGAATTGCAGCGCTCCTTGGTTGTCAGGGGATCGACGACTGCTCTGTTCGCGCAGTCTGCTGTCACGAAGCAGTTGGCTGCTCTGGACGCGATCCTTGTCACGCAAAAGAATGCGCTCACGGCTGCCGAGGTTCGGCTTACCACCACGACGCGGGCTGCGGCGCTATCGCAGGGTCTGCTTCGGCGGTCTGTGATTGCGACGAGTCTCAGTCTCAAAGGCTTGACGGCTTCGATCACCGCCAGTCCCCTGCTCCCCCTTGTGGCCGTGCTCACCGCGATTGCGATTCCGATCAAGCAGATCATCAAGGTTCAGAAGGACAACCTCTCCGACCTGAAAAAGTTTGCGGCTCAGCAGACCGAGCTTGCTCGTATCAGTCAGAGCGGGTGGATGCCATCAACGCTGAGCTTGCGGCGACAGCGCCGTTGCAGTCGCCGAGCGCGAGCGCCAGCGCGTTCAGGCTTTGCAGCTTGAGACCAATCGAAAGTAATGATTCGATCGCTATCTCTACCAGATTTCAGCGAGCTGCGAAGATCGTGGTATCGACTGCTGTCGCCGATCAGCTGGGGTGTCGGGCGGTGGAGGATGCGCTCAGTGGGCTCACCGATGTTCAGCGACTTGAGTTGGTTGAGACTGGGCGCTTGGATCAGATCAAGGCGTTCGTCCAGCAGTTTGTGGAACTGCGGCGGGAGACCGAGGCTCTGAACGAGGTTCGTCGCGAGTCCGAGCGCGTTCTCGCCCGGATCAATGGTGGTCAGTCTCAGTCTGTTCGTGACTTCAGCACAACGATCGGGCTGTTCCAAGAGGGCAAGATCACGCTGGAGCAGTTCAACGCGGAGCAGGACAAGGTCTTCGGCGAAGACTTCCTGCAGAACATCGAACGCCAGAATCAGTTGCTCGCTCTCGGCACCGAAGAGCGCCGTGCTCAGGTTGAGCTTGATCGTCTCCGCGCTCGCTTTGCGCGCGATCAGATCACGGTGTCCGAGCCCGAGTTCGCTCGCTTCGAGGATGCGATCCGACAGAACCTGGTTCTGGAAGAGAACGCGCGATTGGTTGACAGCCTGGTTCCGAAGGTCGTCAATTTCGCTGCTGCCCAGGACCTCCTGCGCCAGCGGTTCGAGGAAGGACAGATCTCCGTCGATCAATACAGAACGGCCCTGGAGAAACTCGAAGACATCAAGCTCAAGGGTGTGGATGATTCGGTGAAGTCCGCGACCGAAGGGTTCCGCGACGGCTTCGCTCAGGTGAGCAACATCGTCGATACGTTCAGCGAGCAGGCCCAGGCGACGATCGTCAATGCTTTCGGTTCCGCCGAAGATGCTGTGGTGAAGTTCGTGAAGACTGGCGAGATCAGTTTCAGCAGCCTTGCTGATTCCATCCTCGAGGACGTCACTCGCCTCCTGTTCCAGCAGGGGATCAGCTTGCTGTTCGGCGGGCTTGGCGGCGGCGGCGCTGGTGGTGGGTTGCTGGGCTTGCTTGGCGGTCGCCAGATCGGTGGCCCCGTCGGCGCTGGTCAGCCTGTGGTGGTCGGTGAGAATGGTCCTGAGCTATTCCAGCCCTCTGGACCCGGTAACGTGATCCCCGCCGGCCCCACGCAGGCGGCGCTCGGCTCCCCGCAGATGAACGTCACGATCATCAACCAGACCGATCCGAACGAGATTCTTGATGTCCTCAGTTCGGAGGAGGGTGGCGAAGTGATTTTCAATAAGATCGAACGCAACCAGCGTCGCGTGAACGCGTCCCTGGGCGCGAGGAGCTAATCATGGCGTGGTTCGAAGGAACGGCTACCGACTACAAAGACATGCTCGCCCTGGTTGAGGAGTTTGCGACCAGCGATAACGTGCAGTCTGTATCTGCGATCGATGACGGCGGCTCCGGCTTCGCTGTCGGCGAGACGGTGACCGTCTCCGGCGGCACTTCGACGACCGATGCGGTTCTTGAGGTGGTCGCTGTATCTGTTGGGGTTGTCACTGAGGCTCGCGTGATCTCGGGTGGCGCGTATTCCGTCCTCCCGTCAACGACGCAGACAAGCCTCGCCGGCAGCATCAGCGGTACCGGGCTTGATGTCACGCTCACCACGCAGGCTGCCGGCTGGACGGCTCGCGTCGATCGAACGGTTCAGCAGCCCGACACGGTGGCGGTCAATGCTGGTGGTTCGTCCTACACCGTCGGCGACAAGGTGCAGATTTCTGGCGGCACCGAGCTTCGGCCTTCGATTCTTAATGTGGATTCCGTCTCCGCCGGCGCTGTGACCGGGCTGAGCATCGACCAGCGTGGTATCTACTCCCCTGGCCCGAGCGCCACGGGTGCGGCTACGAGCACGGGTCAGGGGTGGTTCGAGGGCTCACCGTCGACATCACCTACAAGGACGAAGAGGAGCTTTGGCTTGAGGGGTCCGGCTCGGGTTCCGATGAAATCTTCGTCGGCATGCGCACGTTCTCAGGCTTCGATGGTGAGAACTACTTCAATTGGGAGCTTGCCGGGTTCACGGGGTTCAACGCTTCAGCGCAGTGGGCGGCTCAGCCTGGCATTTCCTCTGGCCGTTATGACGATGACTCAGACCTCGGCGGTTGCTTTGTTCCCTTGCGGAATGTATCGATGGATTACTGGCTGAGCGTCACTTCGAATCGGATCATCCTCGCGGTTTTGACCGGTGGCAACATCAGTAATTGCTTCCTTGGCTTCATCAGCCCGACAAGCAACCCCGCTCTCGCATCCGGTCTGTACCCATATCCTTTGCTGGTGGCGGGCTGCTCTACACATCCGTTCCAGATCGCTACGAGCAGCCTGCAGACGAGCTTCAGCGCGTTCCACGATCCGGTCACGATCGGATCGTCTACCAGCTTCAATGCTAAATACTCGCATTGTCAGTTGAACAGCCCTGGGAATAACTGGCTTCACTTCCGCAACTCTATCACTGTCTCCGGCCAGGTGGCCGGCACGAGTAGGCAGCAGGTTGATGAGCGAACGATCCATCCCATCGGGGATTGGAAGTCGATCGTCTCCGGTGCTGACGCCTGGGTGACGCAGACCATCGAAGCCAACTGGCAAGACCTGACGACCCGCACGCTCACGGCCCCTATCAATGATCTGATTCCAACCCCCGGCGCGAGCGGGGATGAGTACCTCCTGGTCCCGTTGACCATGATCAGCTTTGTCGATCCCATCTTCATCGCTGGACAGATCCCTGACGTCTACTGGTTCTCCGCCGAGGGGGCGATCGCGGATAATGGTTCCCTGATCAACGCCGGCGGCAATCGGTATCGCGTGTTCCAGAGTGGGCGTTACTCTGATCCGGCACAGTGGTGGTGCGTTTTGGAGGGTTGACCGTGGCGTTTTCAGAAACTAGCACGCCCAGCAATCAGGCTGCGGTGATCTCGGCTATTCGCACGTTCGCTACGGCGAACGGGTGGACCGATGAGCACTTTGTGGCCTCCGGCTCGGCGGTGAACGGTCGCGGCGTTCTCTCTCTATCGAGGGGGAACACCGTTGTGACGTTCCGATGGGACGGCACCGATGCCGACAACATCGGCATGCATCACGCTCTCGCCTATCCCGGCGGTCTAACCGCTGATCAGGCTGAGCGCCCTTGGGATTTTGCTACCGACTCTGGTTCGAACAGCGAGAGTCTTACTTCCCTCAGCGCCGATCGGCGGGTTAGTGGTATCGGTGCCGGCCCTTATGTGAAGCTCA